TTTATTACTTGCCTGAGCAGATACGTTTTCAAAACCTGCAAGGTCAACCCCCATATAGTAAGTTCCATGCTCTGGTTCCTCGTCCTTATCTTTTATTAATACCCAATCTTCTTTAAAGATATCTGACTGTGGTGCTTCAAAACTAGCCATGAACTCCTGCCTAAACGCAAATGTAGACATGGTGTTCTTAGCTACTTCAATCTCTTCCTTGTCCAACAACGGATTATCAAAAGAAGTAAAGTGCCAACTCTTCCAATCTTTTGCTTCTGGTCTACTACTCTGACCTAGCTTATAGATATCATAGAAGTGATTACGTCCCTTCGGTGTACCTATAAACACAGCCTGACCTTTTAAGTCAGCTAGTGCAGGTCTGAGAATCTGCTCAAACACTGTAGGCTTAATATCTGCATACTCATCTAGTACAACAAACTTTAAAGCTACACCTCGCATTGTTTCAGGTCTGTCAGCACCTTTGAGTGATATGACAGATCCATTAACCAGTGTGATCTGCATGTTGTTTACATGACTATTAGTTATAACTGGATGTGCTAACTCCAGCAACTGTTGCCACATAATGTCCCTAGCCTGTTGCTGCGTAGGGGCTACATACCACACGTGTCCCTTCTTGGCTTCGAGTGCAGAAACTATAAGTCTCCACGCTGCCAGCCTACTCTTTCCTGTACGTCTACCTGCTGCTATGACCTTGAACCTAGCCTCGTCAGTCCAAACCTCCTGTTGCCAGGGCAGAAGTTTAATCTTCAGATCGGACATCTATAGTCTCGTATTCAACATCTTGATAATCTTGTTCCTCTTCCTCTGTCTGGTCAACGATTGCCTTCGCATCCCCAACCATTGAAATCTGAATAGATACATTACCTCTTCTAGCATCCTTGTCCTTTTCAAAGTATGAGACTGGTAACATTCTGTCCATACACATCTTAAGACAAGCTATCTGATCTTTATCATCATCGTCCAGTGCTTTCTTTAAAACAGTATTTATCACTGTTTCACCACTGGTTGTTAGCAAACGAGCATAGAATTCTTTTATTCTAGCTGCTTCGCCTGGTGGTCTACCAACAACACCTCGCTTTTTCTTAGCTTCAATGTCTGTTTTACGTGGACGACCCCTCTTTCTTTTTACATTTGTTTCTTTTTCTTTAAGGGACAATAGTTTATCCTTAGTTATTTAGTAATACTATGTAGTTTAAGACGGAGGATAATAATTATAATTATAGTTTGGCTCTTAGTCTACATAGTAGAGACGTATTATAGCATACTTTAAGACATTTGTCAAGTATTATTTACATAAGTTATGGTATTACCCAGAGACTTTTTTGTAGGTTAGGTATTACCCGGAGACTTTTTTTGTAGGGAACACCTACTATTTAGTTCTAAATGTACACTATCCAGATTAATACTTAACTTATTGATTCTAAATGTACATTTCTTTTATTATTTTTTATTAATTTATGCAGTATATTGCAGTTATTTACCTCTTTTTTGTATCTGTTAGGGTATATATAATTGACGACGAGCTACGCAACCCTCCCCCCCCTACGCGCGTGTGTGTTATTATCGTGCGCCTGCGTGTGCGTGCGTGTGTTCTTATCGCGTATGCGCGCGTTAGTCTTTACGCGTGTGTTCTTATCGTGCGCCTGCGCCTTCCTTTATCATCTGGGTGGAGTGTGTGAGGGTGCGCGGGTGGCTCCACAGGCTCGCGAACTCTGTTTGGGTGGCTCATGGTGTGCCGATATGGTGAGCCACTTCAGAAAGCCCGTAGAGGCCCGTCAGAGCGTTTGGGGCGGTTTCGGGTAGGGTGGTGAGGGGCGAAGGGAGATCGTTGAAAGCCTATATAATCAATCACTTAGCTCGTGTTAGTGCACACTTACCGATGCTTGTGTGTCATTCGTGCAACAACCTACTGTAAATGAGAATCATTCGCATTTAGCCCTATATATTATAAGGTATATCGTTCCTAATGATTTTACGTAGGCTCCTCTCATGATTTTACGTAGGTGTTATTCATGAAAATCAGTATGGTGTTTCTCCCATGGATCCGGACAATGAAACCCATACCGCAATGAATGACTGGCTCGGTTGTAAATCCAGCTAGGTCGGATAGCCTCCACGGGGGCAAGCGGAATCCGATCCAAGCCGAGCAAAGCCATTGCGGGACTGTCAAGGCACGAAGTCTAGAGGTACGCTTGCGTTCCGTGGAACGGTACACCGAAAACTTCTCACCCTAAGACAGGCCAGCTTGTAGCAACGCACGAAGGCGCTCACGCTTACGCAATAGAGGCGAACGTTAGATACCTCAAAAGCGATAGGCGAGTGCCTCTAGAGCCTTTGTAGAGGGTTCTGGACGCACTTAACACGGAGGGCAATCAATGCAAGATTATAAACAATTGGATGAGATCGGCAAAAAGCTGAACGATACTAATTTCTGTGGTGTGATAGCACTAGCCACAGTCTTAGACATATCGTTTAAACGTGCGAAGCGTAAACTTGAGAAGCTAGGCCGAAAGCACAGAAAAGGTACTTATGATTCTGTGTTACATAAAGCAATAAAGAATCATGGGTATAGCTTAAAATCTGTTATGTCTCCGATGGATTGGAGGCTTACAGCTAACCAAGCACAGAAAAAATTCAGCAATGGCACGTATATAGTAACGTTCGCTGGTTCTATCTATCACGTGGCGACGCTCAAAGATGGTCGTTATAATGACTGGATAGATAAGGAGTTCAGAGGTAAAGCACCAAAATATCAAGTGTTTCAAATTTACCAAGTAACCAAAAAGGAGAAGTAAAATGGATAAAGAAAAATATAACGGGTGGTACAACCAAGCAACTTGGAGAGTCAACCTAGAATGGTTTGACGGTAATAATGAATGGCTAGAGGAATATCTATCTGGATCAGTTCTTGACGTAGCCGAGATAATACAGAGCTACGTCAGAGATGCGATAGATGAGCAGACTCCCGTAGAGTTTAAGACTGGAATAAATACTCTTGCTAACTGTTACGCTCATGCTTTTCTTGATGATGTCAACTGGTTCGAGATTGCGGAGCATTTAAAAGAATCACACGAGGAGGGCTAATCATGAACATTCAGATTGAAGTCAAGAACCATTACGGGAATACCATGTATTATCCCGCTTGCGATAAGTCTAGTCTACTGGCTAGGCTCGCAGGCACTAAGACGCTAACACCCGAAGCAATCCGTACCATTAAGGAGCTAGGGTATAATGTACAAGTTAAACAACCAACGATAGAGGTGTAACGATGAGAAAAATATCACTACCAACACGACAAGAGATTGACTCAATTATCTGGTCAGGAGCAGACAAAACCGAGTTGTTTGGTTTTGTGTACGATGCAGTAGAAGCTCTGGAGCTAGCTCATGAGTTCTTAGATGCAGTCAAATGCTACGAGAAAGAGACATACGAGCGAGCGAGAGATGCTTTTTACGAAACGAGAGAGGATGTATAACATGACGATGAAAGATTTGTTTTATGTAGTACCACGTGCGATGTTCCTTGTGCTCGTGGTTGATTTAATCTTAAGACTGGGAGGAGTGTAAGCATGAACGACGCAACAAACAAGAACGTTAAGCACATATACATAATCAAAGCCAAAACGCTCTGGGCTAAGGATGGGCAACTGGTATCAACGAATGGCAAGATAGCAGATGTCTGTAAATTCAAAACGCTTGAGGAGGCGGAGGGATTTATCAAGGGCATAGAGGAAAGGTTCTATATTGTAGAACGCACAATCACCACAACAGACAAGAGGCTTGACATGATCAGAGAGGAGGACGAGTAATGCCTTGGATAACTAAAGAGCGAGGGGTCTATGGTCGGCATGTGTTACGTGTTGACCTGACCGAAGGATACATACAAGAAGTAGCCGAGGAGAAGCTATCCAAGGATCAAGTACACCGTGTGATGCGGTGGCTTGTGGATACGTGGGACTCTGAGGTAGGAATGAATCTAACAGTAGTACGAAATGCAATCAAACAAATCAGATCGGAGGGCTAGCGCATAATGTTTATAGATGACGATGATGACTATGATGAGGGCTTCTTGCTGGAGTCCTCATACATAGTCTGGGAGCGTAAGGGCATAGGCACTCTGTTCTTTACTGAGAAGGAGGCAGTAAAGCGATGGAAGAAACTAACCAAGGGTATGTCCAACGAGGAGATCACCGAGTCAGACATAGACATACAGTCATTAGATCAGACACAGACCAACGTGTTTCTGTTCGAGTGTGAGACAGCAACAATACAATAGGAGAAAGCATGAACAAGATTGATTTGATATTGTGGATTGGGTTTGCTCTTTACGTGTGGATATGTTACTATTTAGTGGCAGGACTTTATGGATTCTAAGGAGAAAATATGCAAGAGAAAAGCCCGTATGAGCAGGGTCGTACTGATAGTTTCTATCGGCGCAGACCTAGAGCAACTGAACTGTATGTCAATGCCCGTGAGATAGCAGAATACGAAGCAGGCTATGACTACAACGAAGCACATGGAGAGTACAAGGACTACGATGAGTGGGACGTGGAGGTATCAGAAGATGAGATGTGTATCGTGTAATAAAATCTTAAGCGCATACGAAACAAGTATCAGATCAATAGAGAACGAGGAGTACACAGACATGTGTACCTCTTGTATCTCGTCGCTTGATGGTGAGTTAAACGTGATTGGAAACCCTACCCTCAAGCATGAGAACGAATCTATATCTGATGCACTTGATGATATCTATTTTGATATTGACTTTGACAACAACCACTAGGAGGCAACATGTACAACGATGAGTATTACGACCAAGACGGACACCAGTACCACGAACAGGTAGCTTTGCTAGAATCTTACCACGTAGGGTTAATCTCTAAACTACAAGATGTACTTGAGCATGATGATTACCCTGCTGATATCATAGCAAGTCAACTTGAATCATCATTCCGCAAGCGTGGCTACACACTAGTGTCAAACGAGTTAATCAACAAGCTCTTGACAGATAGTTGAATCCATGCTAAAATCTATTACTTAGTTATTAAGTAATTATTATTATTTATTATTTATTATTAATTATTATTATATATTAACTATGACACAAACTAAAACACATCAACCGTGTGATGACTGTGGTTCATCTGATGCCTTGACTTACTACGAGAACTCAAGCTACTGCTTCTCATGTCACAAGCAAACATGGTATGACGATAACAGGCAGACATCCAACATGACACTCATGACTAACGACTTATCAACTCCGCCACCTGATGCCGTATCCCGTAC